ATTCTCGAAGGTATCAGATTCTATGTCTCATTCGCTTGCTCGTTTGCGTTTGGTGAACTCAAGCTTATGGAAGGATCCGCTAAAATTATCTCTCTCATCTCTAGAGACGAAAATCAACATCTTGTCATTACTCAAAACATCCTCAACAAGTGGCGTGAAGGAGATGATCCAGAAATGCAGCAAATTGCTAAAGAGGAACAAAATTGGGTAATGTCAGCATTCCAAAAGTGTGTTGATGAGGAAAAGAAGTGGGCAGAATATTTGTTTAAAGATGGATCTATGATTGGTCTTAATGACAAACTTCTTTGGAGTTATGTTGAATGGATTGCTAATCGTAGAATGAAATCTATTGGAATCAAACCAATCTATGATGTTGCTGCAAAGAATAATCCCCTTCCATGGACTGAGCATTGGATCAGTTCTAAAGGACTTCAAGTGGCACCACAAGAAACAGAAGTAGAATCTTATGTGGTTGGTGGTATTAAACAGGATGTAAAGAAAGATACTTTTGCTGGATTTAAATTATAATTGTGAGGGTCTTTGACCCTCTTTTTTTATAAATACTTAAAAAGTTATAGCTATGTTGTCACCTAAAAAATTTCAAGATCTTTATATCTCCATGTATGAAGCTAGAGATGATGATGAAAAAGAAATGAGACGTCTTGCTGCTGCTGAAAGACGTGCAGGAAAGTCTGATAGAACTGATTCAAAGACTGCAGAAAAGTATGCTGGATCAGAAGCAAAGTCAGCAGAAAGAGAAGATAAGAAATCTAAAGGTAAGCATATTCATGGGATGGCAGATTCTGTTGAGGTAAATGGAGAAATGGTTGAGTCTTCAGTTCCTGGTAAACCAGCAGAAAGACTTGGTGCAGTAACTGCTATTCCAAAAGATGAGCAAGAAGCAGCAAGACAAAGAACTCTTGCCAAGGCAAAAGCAATGAGAGAAAAGACTTCTAAGAATGAAGATCTTGCTGTAGAAGCAAAGAAAATGGATGGCAAGGATGATAATGGGTTTACATCCTGTTGGAAAGGTTATAGAAAGAAAGGCACCAAAATGAAAGGAGGTAAAGAAGTTAATGATTGCGTGAAATCTGAAGAATTAGAAATTCAAGAGAGAGCACTTGATACTGCAGAGAAAGGTGAGAAGGAAAGACTTGTTAAAGGAATGAAGAAGTCTGCAGGAGACTTTAAGAAAAGATATGGTAAAGATGCAAAGTCTGTAATGTATGCTACTGCTACTAAAACAGCAAAGAAGAATATGGATACATCTCAATCAGATAGAAGATATGCTGTTGAAGAAACAGATACTGAGCATAAAACCAGAAAACCATCTCAAATTGCAAAGAGAGAAAAGCTTAATAAACTCTTAGATCAAATCAGATCTAAAAAAGGCGAAACCAATAACTGATACTAAAAATAAATAGAAGGGAGATTAGTTCTCCCTTTTTTTGTATCTATGGAAAATGCTCCTGATTCTACAGAAGATGTTGTAAATATTCTGGCTAAGCAAGAGTATTTAAAGGCAGAAAACGATAATATTAAAGTTTCCTTAGATTCTGCTAATACTTTAAATGTTCAACCAAAGGGAACAGTAGTTGGCACAAAAGTTAAAGTAGAAAAAGATGGATCTATTACTCCAATTTTAACTCTTGATACTAAAAAACTTAGAGACAAAGGGAGATATACATCTCCAAAAGATGCTTTAGATCAAGCACTAAAAGATTTTTTGGACAATCAAAATGTTTAAAATATTCGAAATCAGGGAAGGAAAATTTACTGCCCTTCCTCAGTTAAGTTCTAAAAAAATCAAAGGATTTTTTATAATTTCTGCTGTAATGATAGGTATTTCCTTATTATCTGGATGGTTAAATATATCCGAAAAACAACTTTGGAAGTACTATCAACTTTTACTTGAGCAATTAAATCTTAAGCAAGAACTTCCAGATTTAAGAAATAATGAAAAGAAGTTAGAAGCAGAAATAGAAGTAGAAGTAGATAGAGCAATCAGAGAGTATGAGCAATGGGAGTCCTCTGTCCCCCCCAGAATGACCAACAAGGTCATCTTAGAGAATCTAAAGTCCCCAAAGTTCTCTGACACTCAGAGGTTGGTCGTGAAGGATGCCATCTACTATGAATGCCCTGGAGGAGTTATGGGCATCAGAGCAGTGTGGGTTGACAAAGATCCAGAATGTAACTAGAATCACTCTGTTAGGTTTCAAGGATAAATAATAGCTTATAGGATTTACTTATATGAGCTATGATAATCCTTGGAAATATCAAGGAAAGGTCTTTGAATCAGAAGATATTCAAGACAACTTTGGATTTGTTTATCTTATCACAAATAAAATAAATTCAAAACAATATATTGGTAGGAAGTATTTTTGGGCTTTTAGAACGCCTAAAGGAAAAAAAAGAAAAGTAAAACAAGAAAGTGATTGGAAAAAGTATTATGGGTCTTGTCCAGAACTTAAAGAAGATATCATCAAGTATGGTAGAGAGAATTTTGTTAGAGTTGTTCTCTCAATACATCAAACAAAGGGCAAAACTAATTATGAGGAAACAAGACAACTGTTTGTCAACAACGTCCTCACAGAGTCCCTTGACAATGGAGACCCAGCATTCTATAATAGCAACATCCTCTCAAGATATTTTAGGAAAGATTATTATGAACCAATCGCAAATGATCAATCTTTGCCAAAAGGAAGTTGATCATATGATTGATCGTATGCATGATCTTTGTGCAGAAGGAAGAGTAGATGATGCAAAATCTTTATATGATGAAATTAAAGATTGGATTTCTCTAGAAGAGGGTATTGATGTAATGTCACTTGACTATATTAATGGTATCTTGTAACATAGCTAAATAATCATTCATAATGATTTTTATCATGAGTCTTTGATTATGACTTAGAGCCGTGGGTAATGCCTTCTGAAAAGATAGGAACTTCTCCTTTACTTATACGGATGTAGAATTCAATTAACTTAAATGCTTTCAAACTTTACACTTGTAACTGTTTCTCTTCTTGGAGCAGTTGCAACATCAGCGGCAACACTGCCAACACCTAGTTTTGCTACTTCTGTAGTTGCACAACCATTTGCAATTATACAAGAAGAACCAAGTAAAACTAAAGAGACAGCAACCAAAGAAGTTGTACCAGAAAAACAAAAAGAGAAAAAGTTAATTTGTAAAGGGTGTAATACTAATGAGTCCCAAGCTTTGGAGTTTCTTCAAAGACGTGGAATCACTGACAAAAACGCCCTAGCTACCATTATGGGCAATATCAGACAAGAATCTACCTTCATTCCTAATATTTGTGAAGGTGGTTCTAGAACTTCTTATCCTAACTGTGGTGGGGGGTATGGTCTTATTCAATGGACCAATGCTTCTCGTTTCTATGGACTAGGAAGACATGCTGCGCGTATTGGTGCAAATCCTTCATCACTGAACACACAACTTGATTATATGTTGCATGAAGGTGATTGGAAGATGATTGAACCCTATATGAAGACTCCTGGTGGGTCTATTACTCACTACATGCATATTGCAAGTAAGTGGATACGTTGGGGACATCATGGAGCAAGGACTGACTTTGCTTATAATTATGTTAGAAAACTAACAGTTTCTAATAGTTGACAAATTGAATAGTGGAGGATATAATTCCTCCATGCTTACTGCGAAATTGGTGTAGTGGTAACATCCCATCCTTCCAAGTTGGTGTCACGGGTTCGAATCCCGTATTTCGCTTACCCTTTAAAGGGTATTAAATAAACTTCGTAGTTGTATTTCTTAACAAACTATATGAATTTTCTTAAACAATTAATGCTCTTGCCTGTTGCATTGGGTCTTATTGCTCCTGCAGTGAATGCTGCAGAACTCAATACTGAGGATGTCAATAAGTATGCCACAGCACAACAGGTTACTAGCATAACTCAATTTACTGATGTTCGTCCTACTGACTGGGCATATCAGGCACTTAGCAATCTTGTAGAACGTTATGGTTGTGTAGCAGGTTATCCTAATGGCACCTTTGTGGGTAGTCAGTCAATGACTCGCTTTGAAGCAGCAGCACTTCTCAATGCTTGCCTGGATCGTGTAACTGAAACTACAGATGAACTCAAAAAACTTCTTGCTGAATTTGATACAGAACTAACTGTCCTCACTTCTCGTGTAGATGGTCTTGAAAGCAAAGTTGGACAACTGCAGGCAACTCAGTTTTCAACTACTACTAAACTTAAGGGTGAAGCAAACTTTGTTCTTGGTGGAGTTCCTGGTCTTAAAACTAATGCTGGTGGAAACGTTGGAAACACCGCATTTAACTATGATCTCCGTCTGAACTTTGATACTTCATTCACTGGTAAAGACTTGCTTCGTACTCGTCTGCGTTCTGGTAACTTTAGTACTGATCCTTTTGGATCTAGTTCTTCACTATTCAAACTTGACAAGGCAGAAACTTATGCAGATCAAGTTGTCATTGATCGTCTGTACTACCAGTTCCCAGTTGGTAAGAGTGTAACTCTAACTGCTGGTCCTCTAGTTCGTAACACTGAGATGGCTTGGATTCCTTCTGCTTATAAGTCAGAAATTCTGGACTTCTTCCAACTTGGTGGTGCATCTGGTGTTTATAACAAGGCAACTGGTGCTGGTTTTGGTGCTCAATGGAAGCAACAAGTTCCAAAAGGTCAGGGAGGATTTCTTGCTGGTCTAAACTATGTTTCACAGGATGGTGACAATTCCCAAACTGGTGTCTTCAATTCAGATAGTGGATTGAACTTTATGACACAAGTTGGTTATCGTGCTCCTCAGTGGGGAGTTGCTGCTGCTTACCGTTATGGTAGTGAAGGCAGTCGTGTTCGCACCTTTAATGCCCTTGGTGGTGGTTCTGGTGCCCTTGTCGGTGGTCAGGAAAGCAATAGTGTTGCTCTGAATGCTTACTGGCAACCTTCTAAGAGTGGAATAGTTCCTTCCATCTCAGCAGGTTATGGTTATAATGATATTGATGGTGCTGGTAAGAAAACTGGTGCTACTGATTCTGATTCCTGGTTCGTTGGACTTCAGTGGTCTGATGTATTTGTTCAAGGCAATGCTGCTGGTATTGCTGTGGGTCAACCTGGAAATTCTGACAATGTTTCTGAAGATGCCACGATGCTTGAATTCTTCTATAAGTATCAAGTCTCGAATAACATCAGCATCACTCCTGCTCTCTTCTATGTGAGCAATAATGCCCGTTATCAAGGAGAATCTTCTTGGGGTGGAGTGGTTCAGACCAAGTTCACATTCTGATAAATCACTCATAACTTGAGTGGAAGCACCCC